ATTCACTTATTTGTAAAGAAGTTTTAACAAAATCAAAACCAATACCTTCTTCCGGAGTAGTTCCGCCTCGGCGACTATTAGTTATAACTAATTTAAATCCGCCACCTTCCAAACCACCAGCTTCTATTTCCTCCCTATTTCTTGGTTTAAAAAACATTAAGACATCCGCATACCTTAAAACTCTATCACTATCTGCTATATTGCCCTCTCTACTAAGCTGATTAGCGCACAGAAAAGGTATATCCAACTCGCCGGCCATATCTTTTAGAGCTGTAGTAACATCACCAATTATTTGATATTCTTTTCTATCTCTATTTCCTTCCCGCGGTTCTTTGATATAATCGAACACTGCCAACCCTATATTTTCTACATATTTATATTTATTGTAAATAGCCGTAAGTTTTTCTATACTATATCCAGGCATATACTCATGAAAAAATTTTCCCTTATCAATTAGTTTCTCAGCTTGTTGGAGATTAAAATACTCCTGTTCTGTATATCCACCATGCTTAACTCTACGTTCAGGCACACCAGACAATATAGAAAGCATCCTTCCGCGCCATTCGTCAAATGACATTTCGGTATCTACACACAAAACCGATTTCAAACTTCTAAAAGCCACGTGCGCTCCAACAGTAGCTAAAAAAGTACTTTTACCATGCTTGGGGCGAGCACATAACACATGTAAAGTTCCTGGAACTAACCCATCTATTCTTCGGTCTAAGATTTCAAAGCCCGAACTTAGTCCAGAAAATTGAACAGGATTTTTTCGTCTTTCCTCAATATACTCATGCAATCCGGTTGCTAAATTAGTAGCTTCTTTAACCGCTTTTGATTTCAAAGACAGGTCCATAACATCTTTTCCAACCGCGCCAAGCATATCAGCAGAAGTTACATCTTCATTTAATGCATCATTTACAATTCCGGTTAAACCTTTTTGTAATTTACTATACAATTGAAATTTAGTACTCGCATCTAACACTTTATTAACATAGTAGCTAACATTGTCTTTGTCTACATCCATTCCTATAAGAGCATTGATATATTCATATCCACCAATATCTTTTAAAACTCCGTTTTTCTCAGCCTCATTTATTATCATAGCTCCATCAAATTTAGAAGCACCCCGGTGAATTAGTGAGTTCATCATAATCCAAATTAATCTGTGCTCAGGCCGTAAAAAATCCTTATCATCTATATTAGCAGCAACAATATAGTAATTCTCCAAAGATTCAAAACAATAAGAAAGTAGTACTCTTTCAAAATTTGCTTGAACAAATATTTCTTTATCCCGTTCGCTCATTATAATCTTCTTTCGTCTCTGCTAAATTTCAGTTCATGCTCACGTCTGGTCAGCTCTCGCTTGAAAGTATTAATCAATTCCATATAATATTTTTCTAAGTCCTCCGTCATTTTAATTTCAGATTCAAGTGCTTCGATATCAAATTTTATTTGTGTAAGTTCGGCATTGGCCTCTATTACTTTAGCCCGCCTTTCTGCTTTAGTCCGAGCTTTTATTTCTGACTGGGATATATACAAATCAATTACTCTATTTTTTTGAATCAACTTAACTTTAGATTTATTAATTTGTGAAGTAAAATATATTAAAAACTGAGCCAATCCAATAGCATATTTACTTATATCGGCTGACGAAGTTGATTCAAGATTTCTTGGATCAAACTTAAAAATCTCATCCATTAATGTTTCATTACGAGGCATTTTATATACCATCAACTCCTCTGATCTTTTATTTAGATACTCAGTAATGTTTTTCGCGCCTTCCATAGTAAAACTCCTTAACTTGCTTTAGAATCTTCCATACGTTCAAACCAAATAGGAAATTTACCAGTACAAAGATAATCTCTACATTTTTCTACTTTTTTATTACCATTTTCATCTATATAAGTCGCTTCCCATTCATGAAATTCTGAATAGTATCCCATATTTTTATCTTTATCGTATTGCCTGCATTGAGTCGAAAGATTGCAATATTTAGAATCCCCGTGAATTGTCCCATCACATAATGGAATAAAATCACAACAATCCTTTTCAGCATCTACATTATGAGGATCTTTAGTTTTTGGTATTACTATTTCAACCATAATTTACCTTCTTTCTTTAAAATCCTTTTTAATAATGCATCTTTATTTAATTCTTTTTCATCTCTAATTTCTATTAAAATAAGATCTTCTTTTTCACAATATTCTTTCTTCAAATTATCCCTATGCTTAGAAGCCAAAAAAGTTTCTCTGTCATTATGAAAATGCTTTACAAACACATCGTGTTGGCGACCTTGGACTTCAAAAAGAATACCTAAATCTTTTATATAGAAATCAAAGAAAAGTTTTGTATGATTATACTGCACATAATGTTCTTTAAGTATAACATTATACGGAAAAATAGTTCTTAAAAACCCATAAAAATCATCTGCAAGTTTACTCATGTGACAAACCTAGCATTCTCATAACTTTAAGTCGTAATTCTTCATACCCTGTAATATCTTCCCTAAATAAATTAACTATATTTACTTTACCTTGGTATTTCTGACCATCATGGGTAAACCACCTACCGGATTTTTCAATAATACCAAAATCAATTGCCAGATTAACCACTTCGCCTACAAAATCATAACCACGGCCATAAATAAGATCAATCTTTGCTTTGCGCCAAGGAGCAGCTAATTTATTTTTAACTACCTCAAACTCACTTTTATGCCCTGTAACTATTCCTTCTGAATCAACTATGCGCGAAGTTTTAGTTTCACCGCCAGTAACTTTAATTCTACCAGTAGCATAAAAAGATAAGGCTTCTCCACCAGTAGGAACACGATCATCCCCCCATTTACCAATACTGTGCCTAATCTGATTAATAAATATAAGTAATGTATTAGTTTCATTTACAATGGGGGTTAATTTCAATGTGGCTTTACTCATAAGGCGAGCGAGTAATCCTATATAATCACTTCCAATTTCACCTTCTGCCATTGCTTTTGGTAGTAAGGAAGACACACTATCAACAACACATATATCCACCTCACCAGTCTTCATTAATTTCTCTGCAATCTCTAAATTATCATCACCAGTAAATGCTTGAATTAAACATATCTTATCTGGGTTTACACCCACCTGTTTACCCATATTTCTTACCAATTTAGGATCAAGTGAGTGCTCGGCATCTATATAGACCACCTCCATCTTTCGTAAAATAGCTTGCATACATGCACTCAAAGCCAAAGTCGATTTACCACTACTATTAGGCCCATATACTTCATAAACTCTACCACGAGCAAATCCACCGACCCCTAATGCAGAATCTAATTCCAAACATCCTGTAGAAACCGAGTCTATTTGCAGGTCTTCGTGGTCACCTAAATAACTTAAAACTCCTTCCCCATAATTTTTAATAATAGCCTGTTTGGCTACATCTAAAGTAGTGGGGTTTTTGGAATCTAGATCACTTTTCTTTCTAGCCATTATTTTCCTCCACATTTGCTAATAATTCTGCCAATTGTTTAGAACGCTCTGACAAATCAATATTTTTATGTTGCTCAATTTCTTCAATTTTACGATCCATTTCCTTTTTTTCTTCTTCTAAAAGTTTGTTATTTAATATGTATAAAGCTTTTTCTGTTATCCACGAAGCCTTAGACTGCCCAAGAACTCTAATATCAATAGGATCTTTGAATTTAAAATTCTCTTCATACTCAAATATAATATTAATTATTGCTACACATTCTTGAATAGCATAAAATCTATTCAGACCAACTTTTTCGCGGGACTCCACAAAAAGTCTAATTAAACGAAATTCAGTCTTGAAATTACTTACATAAAATTTTTGTCTTTCAGGATATTTAGTCCACAACCTCATAAAAAAATAATCGCGTAAATCCTTAAGCGTTATTATTTTATCATTTACCATTAATGGGTCAGTAACATGGTATCCCGCTTCAATAGCTTTTTTCTTAGCATCTTCCGCTGTTTTAATCAACTCATACCCAGATGATTCTACTATTTTAATAGCTTCTTTTAGAC